CCCCATACAAGGGTGACGGTCGCGCCAACGCCAACGCCGGAGGTCGATAACTGCGCCACCGGATTGGTCGGTGCCGCGCCGCCTGCAATATTGCCGGCATTGGTGACGGCCAAGGCAGTGATCGCGCCAGCCGCGGCGGTGACGGTCAGGATGACGCCGTTTGATAGGGTGATGGTGTCGCCAGTCACATAGCCTGAGCCAGCATTGGCCTTAGTTGCAGTGAGGGCCTTGAGCGATACGGAGCCAGACGCTTGAACACCGTTGGAATTCTGCGGCGCACTGACGATTACAGTCGGGGTCTGCGTGAACCCAGTTCCCGGCGTGACGGCGCCAGAGGCCACGCCTTGGGTCAGGTTGTCGTACACCTCGCCGGAGAAGCCCGGCAGCGCCAAGGTTAGCTTGTAGCTATTCGCCTGGGTGCCATTACCAACCGTCGCGGCCATGCTGTTGCCGAGGATGCCGGTATAGATGCCGGTAATCGTCGAGCCATTAACCGACGATCCGTCGAGCAGCTGAGTTGTTGCGGCAGTATCAGTACCATCCGACACACGCACACCAACGTTGTTGCTCTGGCCGAGTTGGAAGGCGACCGCGATAGCCGTTGCCAAGTCGTGCATGCGCACGGTCTGATTTCCCCAGTTCATCGCATTGGCCTGCGGCGAGCCGGTGATCAGCGGGGAATTAACGGGGCCCCACGACGCTACGCCGACCAAGCCGTAGCCATTGGTGGCCACGCCCTGCACCACGGCGGGCGGCGCGACGATCTGAACGTCAACACCAGGGGCGAGTGCGCCAGCAGTGTTAATCTGGCCAAATTGATAAAGCATGAGGATGTCCCATAAAAAAAGCCACCCGGAGGCGGCTTGTTACTGGATGGATGCGTGGATTAGCGCGGGATGACCTTACGGACGTGATGCGCGGTGTCGCTGGCCAATACCTTGGCGATTTCTGCGTCATCGGTGATCTGGTCGCCGCGACGATAGCTTCCGAACGGGTGGACGACGACGAGGTCGTGGGTCTTCTGCGGTGCGACGGGCGCATCCGGCTGGGTTTCGTTTGCCATTAATAGCTCCGGTTAAGGATCGGCGTGCCGTCCTCGGTTTCGTATTCGGTTGTGACCGCCACGACGGTGGCGACTTGCTCGGTGACCGTGGTTGCGTATTCGACGGTGTAGAACAGGTCGCGGCGGTAGATGTTGGCGTTCTGCACCTCGTCAGATAGCCTGCTGGACTTGTACCGGCAGCGCGCTCCAAAGCCGTCGATCATGGTGAGAAAGTTTATTTGCGCCAGCGCCAGTTTGATCGCCGCGCCAATCGTTGCTCGAGTCGTTGGATCGGGCGCCCAAACAGTGACTTGGAAAAGCTGTTCTTGCCGCTCCCACTCCGTCGTCACAGTACCGGTCGCACCGACTCGCGCCGCAGACGGGGCAATACCGGCCGGCAGCGTGATAACCGATCCTGAACTGACGGTTCCGGGAAACGCCACGGCAATTAGTGCGGCCAATCCGGTGGCGATGCTAGTCAGCGTGTCAGTTGTCTGAACCGGGTAGATGAAAGCTTGTCCTTCGATGATCGCCGCTACATTCTCAGGCGTGAACGGTGATGGCATCGCGCCGCCTACGGTCAGAGTATTTCCGGAGGCTGCAAGCGTGATCGTTGCGGCCGCAATGGACATGACGTGCGCTTTTGGCGCGTACCGCGTCACGTTTCGCTCTGATCCAGTTGATTCGAAAACACTTACGTGAGAGGTTTCAGCCGTCAAGTCGGCCTGCAGTACGTTTGGGACTGGCCATCCAGTCATAATCTTGATTGGATTACCCGTAATGCTTCCGCTGCCGGTCCCGTTCGGGTAAAGCACGCCGGCAACATACGTGGCGAGCGTATTGAGTACGTCTTGAACGTCTGCCATGGCTATGCCTGCTGTTGTGTCGCGGTGATGCGCCAACCCATGTCAGTGAGCTCGGCGCTTGAGATAAGGTATTTCCGACTTAGATCATCAAGCAGGATGTCCGATGTCCGGAGTGTGACGCCATGAACAGACGGTAAAATGACATGCCAGCTTGGATTTCTGAAGTCCGTTGGCAGATCAACCTCATTCTTTCGCCCGCCACCACCTTCGAGGATGCTTGCCGGCCACCCGGCCATCAGAACAACTTCGGTGCTTGACGTGTCTCCAGCCTGACCAATAAAGCCCTCGGTCACAGATCCCATTGATACGCGCAGCACGCTGATGGTGCGATTACAGTCAACCATGTAGATCGGAAGCATCTGCTGCAGTGTTGCCACAAACAGCGTCCCTTCGACCCCAACGATGTAATCCCCAACTGCGAGCTGACTACCGTCCGCGACGGCATACCATGTGGCCTTGCCGTAGACGTTTGGCCTGGCGTACTTTGGATCGTCGGCATTCAAACTGACCAGCAGGTCAGGCATTGCATTGCCGGGGTCGAGCGGGTTGCTAACGCCAGATGGGCGGAAATGCTGGTAAGGCGTGCCGATGATCTTGGCAGCCTTGGCATATCCAGCCCACACCTTCGCGTTGATCGTTGCGCCGTCCATTACTTGCCTCGGCTTTCTCGGTAGGCTCTTAACAACCCCATGGTGATGGCTTGCATGGCATACGCCTCCATTTCCCTTGAGGGCCGATCCTCGCCGATCTGACTGCAAATAAACTGCCAGACGTGTGTAGCCTCATGGACGATTAAGCCGACCACACCAACGCCGTCTTTGTCACTTATCCGTTCAGAAATGGTAACGATGACAACCAACTGCCCATTTGGCCCATCAAAGGCTGATGTGCAACCATCCATTACCGGGTATTCGCTACCGGCGACGCGAAGCAACTTCATGGCCCGCGTCCATGCCTTTTCGCTTGGGCAAAAACCGAAACTCACAGGCAGCCAGCCTCGATCGCACCAGATAACCTTTTTCATCACACCACCATCGCGCCGCGATTGCCGCCAAAGTTTGGCCCGGGCGGAATGCCCATGAAGTTGCACAGCTTTCGGCGCCATAGGTTCAGCAGGCGCTCACGGTCGCGTACTTCGTTTTTGTTATGCTTCCAGACTGCGGCCTCATCGGTGTCCAGGTTCGCGCTTGCACCAGGGATCGCCGACTCCAGCGTGTAGAGATTAGTCAGGTAGGTATTGACCAGCACCGCCCCTTCATCGACGCTCATGTGCTGCATGCGATACTCCAATGCAAGGTACTGGCGCATGATCCACGGGGCCGGGAACACGACCGCGCCATCGCCATAAAGCGGGTACCCGCAGAATCGGCGCACGTCCACAAGCTGGGCGCTCGTGGGCACGAACGGGACGAAGGCCATAACTATTCCTCGATCTGTTCGAGCGGTGCGCCAGCGCGGGCTAATGCAGAAATCGTTGCCGCATCGTCGATTGCATCGAATTTTTCGCCGGCTTTGTGCAGCACAAAATCACGGCACTCATTCACGATGCTTTGAGTTTTTTGGAGCACAAAAACAATGCGCTTTTCTGTGTCACCCTGCTCTACTGCCTCAGACTTTTTCGGTTTGCGCGCAGGCTTCGGCTTGCCTTGTTGCGCTTCGGTGTCTCCGACCAATCCGGCCGGCTCAATTAATTCTTCGGGCATTGTCTTCTCCAGAAAAAACAGGGCAGCCGCTAAGCCGCCCTGCCTTGATTACAGCGATTCCAGCAAAATACCGCGCTTGTAGGCGCTATTGTTCGCGGTCGGGATCGTAGTCGGGTTGGCCAGGGTATCAGACGGGACAACGAAGCCGCCGATATAGCTCCAGGTTTGGGTAACAACCTGTTTCAGGACGTCCAGCGGCTCGCGAGTGATGTGGGCAACGCCATCGATAATTGCAATCATGTCGTCACGATCTACGCCTGCCAATGCCTCGGTGTACGCGGAATTAGTGAACTCGCCTTCAACCAGCGCGCCTTGGCCGACCAAGATGCCACGTCGAACAACACCAACGCCAGACAGGGTTTGCACCGGGTTCAGGTTGGTTTCGATGATGCGCACGCCCAGCATTTCGGCGATGATGCCCTTCTTGTATTCTTCCGACGTCACCTGCCCGCGGAAGAACTGCTGGAAGGCCGGATCGTTATACAAACCGGTCGCTTGAATCGGGTCGATGTACAGGTGGTACATACCGGTCGCATCAACAGGCGGGGCGCCGTTCGCCGACATGGTGGCCTTGGCGGTCAGAACCATTTGCATGGTCAGCTTGCCAAGGTTGATGTCGTTCGCACCGGAGATCGCTGCGGTGGTTGCTGCCATCACGTTGGTGGCGGACAGGCTCGGGCGGATCACATACGGAGCGATAGCGGAGACAACTGCATTCAGCGCCGTGCCGTCCAACACAGAAACGCTGGCCGAGAAAGTCAGGGTGCCGGACACGCCGCCGGGCGCGGTGGAGACATTGGTTCCGTCCACGGCAACGCCAGTCAGGCTGTACACGTCGGCGCCAACGGTGACATTTACCGGATTGCCGGCGGAGACGTTAACTACCTGGCCTGCGCTGTTCAGCGTGGTCTGGAAGCCGCGCACATCATCAACAGCGATGGTCACGTCCGGCGAGCCAAGGGTGACGCGCACGCGAGTATTGCCGCCCATATAGGTGTTATACAGAGCCTGCTGAGCCAGAGTATCGACCGAGCGGAACGCCTGCTCGCCCAAAGTCCAAGCGTTGCGCAGGAAAATATCGGCAATCGCAACCCGTTGAGTCACGATATTGAGGTATGCCGGCGCGCCGTATTGAGCCACTTGCAGGATGTACTGCTCAACGCTGAAGTTCTGGCCAGTCAGGCCGCTGGTGATGTCGCTATTCGCGGCAGGCGCCATCGGGGTGGTGATGGCCGGCAGCAGCCCAGTGCGGGTCTTGGTGATCGTTTCACCAATGTTCGCCGTGAACGGCTCGCGGTCAGCAATCTCGCGGAAACCGAGTTTTGCCTTGAGCGGCAGTCCAAATTGATGCTCAAGAAATCCAGCTTGAATGACGCTCTGCAGCGCGGTCGGCAGGTTATTAAGTGCCATGAGTGTGAGTCCTTAAACGATTGGTTTGTTCTGTCTTGCCCTCGTCGTCAGGACTCACGGGCTGCGGGTATTGCTTAACGTTTTTTGAGCGGAGAAAGCCCCAGTTCACGCGCCTTGGCGTCCCGCTCTTCTTGGGATGCTGTATTCGCATTGAAGGGCTTCGGCTCTTCTTTCCTGGGGGGCTCTTTGGTTTGAGAGGTGGTAGTTTTCGCACCAAAGAGATACGGTTTTGCCTCTTTAAGCGAAGTCATCAGCGCTTCTGCGCCAACAACGTCGCCTTTTTCGTCGAGCGCGATGCTCGACAGGTCGGCGAGTTTTAGTCCATCCAGATCAACCATGCCTGCCTTGATGGCTTCTGCCTTCAGCTCGGCGCGAATGATTCGCTGTTCGGCCTTGGTGTGCGTTTCCGTTACGCGAGCATCCGCCTCGGCAGCGGCCTTCGCGGCCTTCGCTTCTGCGTCCTCTTGCGCCTTCTTCGCTGCATCGACGGCTTCCTGAGCCTTCTTTTCAGCTTCTGCGGCGCGAGTGCGGTAGCTGGCGTTTTCCTGGCGCAGCTCTTGCACATACTCGCGAGAGAACGTTTCCTTGCCCTGTACTGGAGCAGCGGCCTGCTGAGTCACCGGAGCAGCGGCAACGCTGGGCTCTTCGGACATCAGGCGGGTCTGGCGGTTAAAAAATCGACGATTGAGCATCTGGCCCTCACAAAATAAAAAAGCCCGCATCTAGCGGGCGTGGTTGGTTTCTGGCATCAAGCCAGGTTTACTGGTTAAACGTAATCGATCTGCGTCAGAACATCAGCCGCCGCCGGGGCGGTGGTGTCGGTATCGGCCAAGTTTTGAGTGATAGCGATCGTGATTGCCGCCGAAAGCGACAATCCAATATCGTTAAGATCAAAAAACGACTGGGAGGATGCAGGCAGTTGCAGCGTGCGGGCAGGGACAGTCGTCCCCACAACAACGCTACCCTGGGCTAGGTTGTAAATTTTCAGGTATCGAGCGCTGGCTGCAGCGTTGATGCAGTGCACCTTGTGTATTTTCCCGGCAGATGCCTTGACCGCCACCGGCGTGGTTGCCGCTGCGCAAAATGCTCGGTAGGTCGACAAGCCTGTGGGCGTCGCACTGGCGGCAAACGTCGGCAGCAGAGATGACGGGTCAATGCCGGCGGTCACAATAGACACATCAGGGACAGAACTGACAATGGTCGTCATAACGACAGTGCCGGCTCCAACAATGGAAGAAGTCAGCACAAACCTGAATTGCGGGAAACCGGCGACGGACACTTACCATGCGTGAGTCCCGGGGCTGCCGGACAAGGAAAATGAGCTGTCAGTTTGGTAGCTGTCAGTTCTGGCTGCTTTTACCGGAATCCACGTCGCGCCATCATAGACTTGGAAGCCGACAACACCACCCGTCAGCCCGGCCGGCGGCACGATGGTCACAACAACCTGATCCATCCCTCCAGTCGCCATTGTGAAGGAGGTGTTTAGCGGTGTTGCTGATGTCCAATTGGAGGCAACCGGCGCCTGAAACGCATCGACCACTGGTACGGGGTTTGCCTGACTGGCAGCATGCGGCGTACCGCCCGCATCTATGGCCATGACAACCACGCCAGCGGCAGAATTGCCGGTCTCGCCCGGGGTGCTTACGTTGAACTTTACCTGGGAAGCCATTTATGGCCTCATTCGTTGATCTGTGCCTTAACCTGCGCGTTTTCATTGCGCGCGGCCATATCGGCATCGGCTAACAGCTTTTCAGCGTTAGCGTCTTCAATGTCGTATTCAGCAGAGAGGATCTTGATTGCTGTTTCACGGCTCAGCAGGCCCGCGTCGCAAAGCGTTTTTAGAGTTGTGGCGCGGTTAAGCATGTCCTGCAGGGTTGGCGCATACCAAACGGGCCATCGTAAGGAGACAATGGCGCCAGCGTCGAACTTGCCAACCTTTAAGCCATCCTTGTAAACCAAGGCAATCTGCTCAGAGGCTCGAATAATCATTGTCACAAGGTCAACAATTGCGCCTTTCCCGTAGCTAATCCGCAGCTTGTCGGCCAGCCATACTAAGGGCTGATTCATCAACTCCATGGCTCGGCCAGACTGCGCGGCGGCGATTTTCTCGTTGCTTGCGCGATTGCCGTGCATGGTTTCGAGGGCGATTTCGCGCAGATGCTTAACGTAATCAATGACGGCTGCAACGCCATCACCGTTGATCTCCAGCAGCTTGGCATCATCTTCCGCGCCCAGCATCAGGGCATTTGCGGCCCCTTTGACGCGCGGTGAGCTATCTTCATCATCATCGCCACCGCCCTCCTCTTTGATGACCAGCGTGGGGTCTGACATGAATTTTAGCCCGCGGCCAGCCTGTGACAGCTGATAATCGACTTCAATTTGGCAGTCGATCGCCTCGGGATGAAGTGTTGATGCGCCGTCGATACCATCACCGCCAGGTAGGTTCTTTACCCAGGCAACCGGCACAAAACCAAGCTTGTGCTCAACCGACCGCTTGACGTCTATCTCTGGCGCGACCTTCTTGTCTACGATCTTCCATGGCGTGTACCAAGCCTCTTGCGACGTATCCCAAACCCGCTGAAACCAGAACGTCGCGCCAAGGTCATCATCCTTTATTGCGTAGCCGCTATCGCTCAAACTCTGACCGCTAACCTTGTATTTCTCCGTGACTGAGATCAGCGTGTCGGGCGCGTCTGGATCCCATTGCGGCGTCAGCGTGTCCGTGTCCATCACGGACAGGAAAGCACGGCCTTTGAGCACTTTGAGCACGATGGCGATACTACCGACCGCACCGCGCGTGGCGGCGTCGATCATGACTTGGTTCAGCCCAATCTCATCGAGAAGGCGCTTCATCTGCGCTTTTTGTTCTGGATTTGGCAACTCTACTGCCGGGAAATTTCCCTCGGAGAAAAGTAGCGCAACCGCATCATCAACAACCGTACGGCAAAGGTTCGTGCGTACGCTTGGGCGCCGGTCTCGTAGCGGGACATACTCGTTTGCGCCGGTCGTCTCGGTATGGAACGGGTGAGGCAACTTGTCATACATGGTCCCATCTAGCACGCGCCGCAGCATCTGCAGCCGGAACGTGCGCGCGGGCATATCGGTGTCCTGATCCCATTTTGACTGGATGGTTTTGTACATAGGGATCCTGTTATCGATTCATGTGCTGAACGTGAGTAGAGCGCGCCTTCGATGGTTTGATAATTGGCCACAGCCGGACAATTGGGTAAGTCCCAGCGTCATTGACGTGGTCAACGCCGCTTTTTTTGTCTGGCTCGCCATTCTTGTCGTATGCCTGCTGTTCTAGGCCTTCGGTAAACTTCGGACAGCGATGGATATTGACCTTCATCCGCCGTTCGCCCTGTCCGTTCAATAGCATGGCGTTCGTCGCCAGGACACGGTCTTTCACCGCCGGATTACTTCCGGTGACGTGCAGCGCGAACCCTGATTGCCGAAGTATCGACAGATCGGACTGACTGGCGCTCTTGCTGCTCGCGTTCTGGCCGGAGGCGTCCGGATAAATCGTGATGGCGTGGCCGGTGGATTTCCATCGCTCGACAATCATCCGAGCTATTTCCGGGGTGTCGCGCACATCAACCAGTTCATCCACGGCTATCGGGTTGCCGTCGCGGATCACATAGACCACTGCGGCCATGCGCAGGACATTGAAGTCCATGCCGATGTGCAGCGGCTCGCCTGGCTTCATCTCGGCGCCAGAGTGGTTTAGCTTGCGGTCGAAGCATGGGTAAACCGATCCGGAGGCCAGATTGCAGAACTGGCCCTTCAGATACGCAAGAATCAGTTGCGGCGGGTACGATTGAATCAGCGACGGAATATAGTCCGCCGGCAGGTTCAGCTCATTATCGAAAGTTGACGCTTGGATAAGCCCGTACAGCGTGGCTAGCTCAGGCTTTGCGGCAATCTGTTTGACGAACTGGTCGTAGACGAACTTGAAACCCTCTGGCGTCGTCGTCACATCCACGCCATTCCTGAGCCCATCAACGTTGTAGCGCATCCTGGCAATGATTTTGCGCCAGGCGTTCTGAGCCTTCTCCGCCTTCAGGACATCTAACTCATCGCACAGCGCCTTGCCAATTTTGAAGCCGATGATCGTTTCAGGCTTTTCCATCGACCGGCAAATGATCGTGCCTCGCGACTTCCGGCCCTCAAAAACGTGAACTTCCTTGTTTGACTCGTTGATATTGACGCTCAAGCCCCAGTCAAACGCCACTTCCTCAATGGTCGGGTAGAAGATGTCGCGAATCTGCGGGTAAGTCGGTGCGAAGTATCCGGCATTGATTCGCGGAAACTCCCAGAAGTGTTGCATCAGGCCGCCGCAACCCACCCACGTCTTGCCGGAGCCGAACCCAGCCACATAGGCGCGGAATTTATGATCCATAGCCAGGAACTGCGATTGCGGCACGTTAAGGCTCGGCATCGTCGCGTTTCCTTGCGTCTTTCACCTCGACAACGATCTTCACAGGTGTCGGCTTGTCGTCGTCTGGGTCTTCCAGATCTCGGGAGGCCTTGGCAATTGCCAGGCGCTTTGCCTCGACTTCCAGCCGGTGAAGCTCTTGGGCTCGATCCTTCGCTTCCTGGCTTTCGTACATCCCAAGAATCTTTGTGACTTGTTCCAGCGCCTTGTCTCGGTCGCGCAGCAGCAGCTTCAGCCCGTCTTTGCCCTGGTGGACGCCGTTGTATAACTCGCGCGCGGCACCCTTGAGATTGCGGGTATCGTGGACATGAATCTTGCCGTGGCCTTCGCCGGAGCACTCGGGGCACTCAGGGTGCGGCGGCCGAGTGGCGATGAAGCCGAATCCGCCGGCTATATCAGGCTGGTCGCCACCGCTATCGTCGGCTTCTTTCTGCGCCTGGGTAAATTCACCGTCAGTCCACTGGTACAGATGGTCATCGCCCCAGCAGTGTCGGCAGCAATCGCGTCGGTATTCGACAAGGTCGTTTGCATCGACGTCGGCCAGAGCCATCCAGCGCAACAACACTCTCTCAGGCGTGACAGCCGTTGACTCGGCCAGTTCTTTCCGCCGCTGCGCCATGTAAACCTGAACCCTAGTTTTCCCTAGCAGTTCAGGCCCAATTTTGTCAGCGTTCCTTGCGCTGTATCCAGCAAGGATCGCGGCCTTCGTTGCGTTCAGTTCGGCCTCGCCGAGATACATCTCGACGAACTTCTTTTGCTTGTCTGTTACCATGAGGCTCTCGCCTCCTCGGCGTGCTGGTTTCTCGCGAGGAATTTAGTTGCAAAAGCGCAACCGGAACAAAATATCATCCCGCCCGCTGATTATTCGCTTGAACTAGGAACAATGTTCCTATATATTGAATTCATAGGCCGCTCACATCGAGAAGGCGAACCCGGAGTACAGATCATGAACCAGCACGTCATCGACTACCTGCATGCCAAATTCAACGCAATGAAAGCGGACCCGAAGCACGACGCGCTGGATCTACTGAAACTGGCTGTCGAGGTTTCGAAGTACCTCAACATGAATGCTTAATACCGCCCCGCAAGGGGCTTTACTCTTTTGGAGCCCGCATGATTCCGAACGCAGACAACTACAACCCATCGACCGAATACGCCGCGCAGCTTGTCGCCGACATTGGTCGCTCGCAGACATGGATTGCCAAGCGTCTTGGTGTGTCCGAT